GATTTGTCATACAACTCCACAACTGGCGAGTTTAGTGTAACCACATACAAGTCCACTGATTTTGATAGTGATTTTGGTAATAAGTCAACAGATGACTTGAGTGAAGGCACAAATCTCTACTACACAGATGCACGAGTAGACAGTCATCTGTCAGGCGGTACTGGAGTAGATTACTCATCAGGTACTATTTCAATAGGACAAGCAGTAGGAACAACAGATAATGTAACCTTCAATGATTTAACTGTATCGGGCAATTTGACCGTTCAAGGAACAACTACCACTGTTAACACAGAAGAAATCAATCTTGCTGATAACAAAATTCTACTTAATTCAAATTTTGTAGGAGCATCGCCTACCGAAAACGGAGGCATTGAAATCGAAAGAGGTGATTTGTCAAACAAATCACTTGAGTGGAATGAAACAGACGACAAGTGGACAGTAAATGGAGAAACGCTTGTTGCAGGTGTATTTGAAGGTGACGTAACAGGTAATGTAACAGGCACTGTCAGTGACATCTCGAATCACACAACTGACGATTTACCAGAAGGCACAAATCTCTACTACACAGACACACGTGCAAGAGATGCTATAAGTGCAAGTGGTGATTTATCATACAACTCAAGCACTGGTGAAATATCATTCACTGAAAGAACAGATGCCGAAGTACGTGGATTGGTAAGTGCAAGTGGCGACTTGAGTTATAATTCTACCACCGGCGAGTTCTCAGTTACCACATACAAGTCCACTGACTTTGACAGTGACTTTGCCAATAAGTCAACAGATGATTTAAGTGAAGGAACAAACCTCTACTACACAGATACTCGAGCACGAAATGCCATAAGCGCAGGTGGCGACTTGAGTTATAATTCTACCACTGGTGAATTTTCGTTCACTGAAAGAACTGATGCAGAAGTACGTGGACTCGTAAGTGCAAGTGGTGACTTGAGTTATAATTCTACTACTGGTACATTCTCAGTTACTACATACAAGTCCGCTGACTTCAACACTGACTTTGGTAATAAGTCAACAGATGACCTAACCGAAGGAACAAATCTCTACTACACAGACGCACGAGTAGACAGTCACCTGTCAGGTGGTACTGGTGTTGATTACACATCAGGTACTATTTCAATAGGGCAAAGTGTAGAAACAACGGACAGCGTAACTTTTTCGTCTGTCACATCGGATACAGCAATACTTAATCCAGGAGCAGAGCCGTCTAGTCCACAGTCGGGTATGATGGCTGTGTCTGACGGTGTTAACTGGGATCCTGCGAGTGACGGTGCAGAACATTTGATGATCTATCTCAATGGCGCATGGACACAGGTTGCTTGATATGAAAAAAGAATATGTAGTAATTCTCAAAAAAGGCGTTAATAAATCATTGTTCCATAGAGAGACAATTAACGGCAAAAACCCACACACTAATCATTTAGAAACTATTCAAACAGCAAATTCAAGAAATTTATCAGATAGATGTATACACTACTTCATATCTCAAACACAGGCACAATACCTATTAAAAGACAGCAGGGTACAATCAGTAGAACCAAAAATAAGCAAAAAACCTTTTCACTGTGCATTACAGGATTCTGATTTTACAAAAACTACTTTGTCTAGCGGTAACTTTGTTAATTGGGGGTTAAGGCGATGCATAGATGAAACAAATCAATACACAGGTAGTTCTATAACAGGCGGATACAGGTATACGTTGACTGGAGAAGGAGTAGACATTGTAATATCAGATACAGGAATACAACCAGATCATCCAGAATTTCAAGATGAAAACGGAAATTCGCGGGTGCAACAAATAGATTGGTATGAAGAAGCAGGAGTTTCGGGTTCTCAACCTGTCGATTATTACACAGATTTAGACGGAAGAGGGACAGGAGTTGCTGCAGTTGCAGCAGGTAAAACATATGGTTGGGCTAAAAAGGCAAAAATCTATTCAAAAAAAATCAGTTTTTCCCCCGGTGATGGCGGAGATGATATAAGTGAACATTTTGATGTTATTAGAGCGTGGCACAATAACAAACCTGTTGATCCTAAAACAGGATATAAAAGACCAACTATTGTGAACATATCTTGGGCATACGCTGATTTTCCATGGAGTTCTGCAACAGAGAGCATTATAGGTGGAAATTATAGAGGAACAGATTGGACAGATACTGTAAAACAGCCGCAATTTGGCATGACAGGGGGTTTTCACGGCAGGAGATTTGCTAGCATAGATATAGACATAGAAGAATTGATAAATGCTGGAGTTCATGTAGTAAGGGCAGCTCCTAACAATTCTATCAAAGCAGACGTTGAGGGCGGAGTAGATTATGACAATTACTACACTGTATATGATAGTGAGCAAGAAACTAACGTAGACATCTACTATCACAGAGGTGCAAGCCCAATGACAGATGATTGCGTCATTGTAGGTGGAGTAGACACAGAATTGAACGGAATAGAAGAACAGATTTATGCGGGATCTGATAGGGGACCCGGAGTAGACGTGTATTCACCTGCCAGAAATATATTTTCTGCTATTAGCAATTCCAGTAGTAGGACAGGCAAATTCACATATCCTTTTTCTTTTAACAGCACTTATCAAAGTCGCAGATGGACAGGGAATAGCTTTGCATCTCCGCAGGTAACAGGAATTTTAAGTTTTTACTTAGAATTAAACAAAAATGGATACATAGACAGAGCAAAAAATTGGCTAAATTCACAAGCTTCAGATAATCAATTATACGATACCATAAGTAACGATGATTATTCAGATACCAGATCACTTCTAGGCGGAAATAATAGATTCTCCTATAATCCTTTTAATTCTGTGTATAGGATTGTAATTCAGTCTGGATAGGAGAAATTATTTCTAAAACAGTTTGTAATTTTGTTTGATTAGATTTTTTATTTAAGGTTTTCGCAACACCGTAGTGCAACGGCCTAGGCCATTTTTTGTAAGATGTCCAAGCATATCCGTCGTGTTCATGATTTAATATAGGTATAAACTCTTTTCCAACTAAACAGAGATAGGTGTGATACTCAAATGAATTATTTTTAGAACAGAATCTTTCTAACGGTATAATTTTACTGATACTGGTATAGCCTATTTCTTCTGAAATCTCTCTTTCACAGGCCTGCCAAGAAGTTTCACCTGCCTCATTCGTTCCGCCAGGTAATCCCCATACGTTAGATCGTCGTCCCTGTGTTCTATGTAAAAATAAAAAGCGTTCAGTATTTTGAGCGTAGAACAGCGCGCCTGAGCATATCATACTCGTAGTTATCTTAGAAATCTATCCACCATGTACCGTTCGGATATTCACCCTCAAATGATAATAGCCATTCACCGTCTTGGAATTTGTATTGAATACCCGTGTTGAGATTGGTAGTATACACAGGCTGTTGGCTAGAATCGGTATCTGTAGAATCAAAAACTACATGCCACTGAGCACCGTCCCATTCTAATATATCGTTGGCGGTAGCAACAAAATCAGTGCCGTCAGAGTTTTTCCAAGCGTCTGCACCGTCTGCATTGTAATTACAGTGTCAGTTGGCAGAGAATCTTCGTCCCAGTTGACAACTGCTCGAGTTTCATCCTGTGGATCAACGGCAATTGACCCAGCAATCTCAGAATTCAAATCTGCTCTTTTTAGGCGAAGAATAGAAGCACCTTCCTCGTATTTGAACGGAAATGCTTCTAGAAATTCTGGCCACGTAATACCACCTGTGCTCCCATTTTTTACAAGTTGAGCAATACCGTTCAATACAAGTAGATCAATGTTTTGGAAAGTAGTTTTAATAATTGAAATAACAGATTGATTTGTTTCATAGGTTTTACTAGATTGTTTTGTTTGAGGATTGCCATCTTCGTCTACGCTGACAGGAGATTCTGTTTCAGCATCGCCTTCTCCTATTGTAAAGTCGTAGTCGGACGTTGCGTCTACAAGTTCAATTGAAGAATCGTGTATACGAGCAATGACATCAGTTATAACACCAAGACGCTTGACTTTTGCAGGAGGAGCAATCCATATCGGAGTCTCAAACTCTAAAGTTGTTACGTCGATTTCTGATTCTGTGCCTTGAGGTATTGTTCTAGAACTCCATGTTATATTTGAAAGTCTTACAACCGAAAGAGACGTCCAATCTAAATAATTGTCTGTGGTCTGTAGTTCTAGTGAAGGATTGAACAGTTGTAAAATAGGTTCTACGATCTGTAGTTTTTGATCAGTATTTGTTGACCATACATCTACATTTACTGTGAGAGTGTAGGGGGTAGGCATGAGACGTTCTACAGTATAGTTTCTGCCTTCTGTGTTTAGGTATTCGTTGCCGTTGCTGTCGTAGGCTCTTTCTCTGATGTTTACTTTGTTTACATAAGAAGAATCTGCTAATCTACTTGTGTCTAGTTCTAGATTGTTTATGTACAGTGCCATCCTAGGCGCCGTAGGAATTTTGTTCTCTGAATTGTCTCTCAGTATAGAACCTACTTGACGAGTTAGATCTCCGTACATTGCGGGAACTGCATTTACTTTGCCACAACTGTCTTTATATGAAAACCCACTTATCATTCTCACAAGTTGAGTGATATAACGTCTAATTTGGCCGTCGTAATAGTGCTGTAGATTTGCCATTAGTTGTCTGACCTCGGTCTAAGAGCTTGAGAAAGACTCTGCCTTTCTGCTTCTCTGTTTTGATAGAATTTTATGCACCATTGGCCTGTGTAGTCTATGATTTCCTGCACGCCGTTGATTTCCGGCAGTTCTATGGTAATTTTGGAAGAATCCTGTGAATCAATCATCCCGGGGTGATCTGCTATTACATAGTCTTTTTCTAGTGTTCGGAATTTAAGCACGAGATAAGGTGCTTCCTTCGCAACATCTATGTCTGTATGAATTTGTGTATCACCCGCTTCTAGTTGAACTACGTCACTGGCGACTAGATCATTGTATACAAAATTATTGTTATTAATAAAGGAAGTTTTTTGAATGCGTCTGTCTTGAGAATTTGTCATTGTCATTCTTACACCGTCGTGTACTTTTAACCAGCGCGAACCGTCAAACTGGAACAGCCTCTTAGGAACAAAATCTGTTCTTAAAAAATAATCGTTCTTTTCAGGAGAATCAGGAAACTGTATACCGTGTCCAAAAGCATGTCCGTTTGGTGTTTCCTCGTCCCCCAGCAAATAACCTTGATATCCTCGCTTTAAAGGAGGTTGAGAAGTATAATCTCCGTTTACTTGTTGTATTTCTACTGTTGCACTAGGTTCGGAGTTGTCTATTCTCAATTGGTAGTAGTGTGATACGT